ATCCTCCATGTTTTTGAATTGGAGCGAGGCTTGCCCAAATCTAACTGAGACTTTTTCCGCGCCTTGTTCTAATTCAAGATATGCCTTGCCAAGATAAGTAGCTGCTGTAGTAGCATCCATTTCTCCAGCAGCAGCTAAGTCAAGGACAGTAGGTAAAAGTTCTAGGGCTTTCCCATAATCATTTGTCACTAGGATTAATCTGTTGAGTATATCTCTTTGTTCATTATCGGCTATACCCGTCTTTCTTTGAGTGGTAGCAATAAGTGCTTCCATAGAATCTTTAACTGAATCATAGGATGTGCCTGAGTTTTCGATTGTAGTGGCAAGACGCTTCATGTTGATTTCTTCATCAATGGCTGCCTTCCCCATAAAACCCAGCGCAGCAGTTATGGCAGCACCGGAGGCAGTCATTGCCATACCAACTTTCTGGAGAGATGCAGACATTTTTTGAGACGATGCTTCTGTGGCTTTTTCGCTCTCGGACAAGCCTTGTTTTAATTCAGTAGCATCTGTTTTAATTTTTGCTACCAGTTCGGTTAGTGTTTCAGCCATCCTAATTCCTTATAAAGTGATTGGCAACCCCTACTATGATTGCTGATGTTAATCCCGCTATACCACCAAACAGACTTGACATTTTCTTATTTTGATTTTCTAATAATGTAATACGTTTATCTTGTTTTTCACATCTAAAGCAGGTTTCATAATTTTGGCGAGCCACAAATTCAAGCAAGGTTCTGTCTTCCATACCCGATATGAGTCTTTCAAAATCTAACCCATTTGTGACCCATGTTTTATTTCGCAAGGCAATCTCCTAAAGACAATTAAGTTAAAGTCATAATCTCACTTATTGTCGCAGATATAGATGTAATTTCTTTAAGAGTAATCAAATGACCTACTTCGTCTATATTCAATTCAGAGTGTTCTTCTTTCAAGAGTGCATAAATCAAACTTCGCATAGTAGCCATCGTTTCATTCTCTAATTTGGTTCCTAATTTACTTAGCCCAAAGCCAACAGTCTTTTCCACATTCGCTAGGGTAGTCATATCTATTGGGGGGAGTTTGTATTCTTTGCCATCCGCTAGTGTAATTGATTTTGATTTTTCTTCAGCCAAGATATTCACTTCTTCCATTTCATTCTCCTATTTACTTGGTAAAATAATCCCTTTCTGTTCAGCCAGTATTTCTATACTTATTTCTGGTCTTTTTGGCTCCCTTGTGGGCACATCACCCGATAGAAAGTCCTTCGCCGTTAAAATCTTGCGACTCTTCCGAGGGATAGTATTATAAATTGCAGCTAGAATAGTGGCTAACCCATATTGCCTTCGATACTCATCTATGCTTTCCTGAAAGGCTACTTCCTTAAGAATGGTATTTAATTGCACCGGAGTTAGTTTGCCTATCTCTGGTCGAGTCAAAGAGGTCTTTCTTAAAAGATAAACAATAGCTTCATTCTTCATGCCACTTCCATTATAAGATTAAAAGATAAATACTCATCTAGGGGGAATGTGTTTGGCAAAATAGCTTTAACTTTTTCTTTGTAAACTTCTACCAAAGTATTGTTGATTACTAAGTAGAAAGTTACATCAAATATATTGTCTCTAGGCACTCTTAAAAAGTAGGGCTTCTTACCCCATGCTTTCCACGTTGATTGATAAGAAGCCCATTTTTTACTTTGAATAGGCATGAGATTGGATTTTATCATCCAATTTCTAAACCCGCCTATCTGCTCGTTATTCTGATATAAGACACCTAGTTGTCCATTCATAGAGTTGCTTCTGTGAGTTCCCCTTGCCCAGTGAAGTCATAGGTATATGTTACCAACCCATCAACTGATACGCTAGGATGTATTCCTGTAATATAAACCATACCAACCCAACCTTGCCCGGAAGTTGCCGATTCTTGCAAAGTTATATGGACAGGAGTGCTAAAACTTAATGCTATAGGGGCACCATCCTTAGCCCCCTCAAATGACCCAGACCAAGTTGAAAGACCTGGCATAAATGTTCGTTGTGAATTTGTCGTATTCCCATCTGCAAAATCTGTAGAGTCAAGCATATCTACGGTATAATCCAGTGTCCATGATTTAATACCCCCAATGAGCTTGACAGCATAGACATCATCTATATCAAATGTGCCATCTGATAAGTCCTCATCCGCATAAAGGCCAATAGACACAGTTGCATTTCTAGTGCTACCGGCTGATGCAAACTTGTTAAAGCATTGTCTCCATGTATTTGCTGCGAGTATAGGTATCGCCAAGCTCTCTGCGGGAGTAGCACATTCAGCACTCTCACTTATTTGCATCTTTAATTGTGTCGCTGTAGTAGTCAGTGAAGTCCTAGCCCAAAAGACTAACCCTCCATAAGTTGAAAGGTCAGCCGTAGATATATCTTCGGACATCATTACAACATCAGCGCCTACTGAAGTTGTGGTTACTCTAGCACAATTAGTTCCTACTTTACCTGTAGTTGTAGAAGAGACACACCCTGCCTCTGAATGTTCAGCCCAAGAATCTTCGCAATTTTCTACCAGTAGGGGGCTACCATAAACTCCACCTGCTGTTCCTGCTAATTCAGCCATATTCTACCCCCTTATCCTGTGCTCTCAGTTAATTCACCAGTCCCTTGATAGTCATAGGTTATAGTGATAACGCCATCTACTGAGGTAGTTTCATGTAAACCCGTGATATAGGCCGAGCCTGTCCAGAAGTAAGTCCCATCCTCCTCAAGTTTTAATGTTACACTTGAAGAGAAACCCAACCCTTGTGGAGCCCCATCCTTGTAACCCTCAAAACTTCCCGACCACTGACTTAGCCCTGGGATAAATGTTCTCTGAGAATTTGTGGTGTTACCATCGGTGAAATCGGTTGTATCAAGCATGTCCAATGTATAATCCAGTGTCCACGATTTTATACCACCAATATCTGCCCCAATGTAAACCATACCTCCCGTTCCTGATAATTCTGCCACTTCTTTACCTCCTGTGTATTATGAGACGCTCCCAAATCAAAATCTAGGCCCCTTAAGAAGAAAAGTAATAGTATTAGTCCTTTGATTGTCGAACTCTGTATCTTAAAGGAATCTGGAATATCCCAGGTTCCGAATCCCAAATAATTGAACCTATAAATTCTCGTCTACAAACTATATGAGTATACCCTGTTACTGTTAGAGTTGACCCATCCAAAGCCGCCATAACTTCGTCTGCTATTTCTACTATATCGGCAGTTGACTTACCTGAAAAACAATTTACCCAGAAGGTTAAATCTTCCCATTTTTCTATATCTTCAAAGGTAGCTATAGGAGTATCAGTTAAAATCCCGAAGGTTACATAAGGAACGGTATCTGCTTGTTTTGCCTTCACTTGGTAAGTCTTGGTATCATAACAAGTGAATACCGCCGTTCCATCTGTAGTAGTTCCTCCATTGGTAGTTGTCCACGTAGGCTCTACTGAAGCGTGAGAAGTCCCTGCGGTGGTACACTTGTATGAGTGGCTTGCATAAGTAGTTGGTTTAACTACATCGCCTACAGCATAAGCAGTATTTCTAGCCGATGTTTCAGGCCATAGTTTTAAGATATTATAGAATCCTGTATTGACTGCCGAAAGCACTTGACATTATCCTTTTAGTGTGTTATTATTAGAATGGAGGTGGAATTATGAGCCACGAGATTTTAAGAGCAACTATATTCTTAGAAGATAAACCACTCAATTTAGATAATATATACTTAATATTTACCAAGACTGATAAAAGAATTACTAAACGCAATTATATTGATAGTGCCGAGTTTCCATCACTTGTTAAAAGAAATGGTGTATGGACTTCTACAATTATCCCATCAAACCCTCTAGGGGTAATTACTACCATTAAAGATAAATATTATAGTAGGGTTGAGTTTTATCCAAAGCCGGAACAGCCATATATCGTTACATTAACCTTAACTATAAATAGTTTATGATTTTAGTAGAGGTGGGATTATGGGAATTAGACATTTTGCAGAAGATTTTTATTGTTCCAGGTGTGGTTCTACAACTGCCATTTTTCTACATAATCTTAATCTTATCCGTTGTATGGGCTGCTTATCATTATATAAAAAAGGCGATAGATATAATCTGATTGATAAACATCCTCACGCTTGGCAACCTACCCTAACTATTTCACGCATAGAATCCTGTATTAACTGCGCTTATCAAGATTGACTCCCATATCTACCAGTTTTAGGAATATCATCATCGCTAGATGTAGTGGGGAGTGTACCGTATCTACCTGACTTTGCTATAGCACTCCCCCAAGAAGTTAAAGGTTGTCTCCCATATCTACTAATTAAATCGGCTAAAATAAGAGAGAAGATTGATACACTATCAGATAAGGATAGATTAAAAGTCTTGCCTATGGATTCAACAATACTAATTATATCTGCTTTGCTAATTCCAATCCCCTTTGTGTTTGAATCTATTATACTCATAGAATCAGTAATGGGGATTGTCATGGCTTTGGCTATGGTATCTGTGATGGTTAGGATATCTGCTAAATTGCGTGAATATGTTGCGCTTCGAGAATCCGTAATAATTACATTGTCAGTTAAGGCCAATGCTAGAATCTGACTTAACAATGCATTGGCCACATCGCTTATGGCTAATGAATCACTTTTAACTAATTGGATAAGTTTATTAAGGTTATCGGAAATTATTAAATTATCAGATTGACTAATTCCAACTGATTTAGTAAGGGCATCTGCTATTGAAAGTGAATCTGACCATGATAATCCACAGCCCTTAACTAGCAAGTCCGATATAGAAAGACTATCAGCTCTATTTAGTCCAACGGTATTTGCTAGTGAATCAGAGAGAGTAATACTATCTGATAAAATAGTATTTGGTTGTTTGGAAATACTATCAGTAAGGTTTATTGAATCCGAGAGCGGCCTTATAAAGGCAACTGCCCTGCTAAATACATCTGCCAATGAAACACTATCAGTTAATCCTAAAGTTGGTAATTTTGCTTGCATGTCAGTTATTGATATTGCGTCTGTTTTAACGGCTCCATAACTATTGCCAAGAGCATCAGCTAAACTCATGGAATCTGATTTACTTGTTCCGAATCCTTTGCTTATTGAATCAGCGATAGAGATTGAATCAGTTAAAGATTTCTCCCATGCTGCCGCCTCCTGTAGGTCTAGGTTCTCTGTGTAGAAGGTCATATCATCTGTTCCTGTCTTGCCAGCCGATACCGTTGCAAAGGCATATTCGTAGGTATCATTCCCACAAGTAAGAGTCACGGTATCTAGTAAGTTAGCGGGAACGGCCTGGTCATAGAACTTACAGGTAAGTGTAGTCCCCGAACGGTCGATAACACAGTCCATCGTAATGTTATCACCGCAGGCATAATAGTCCTCATCAGCTTGGGGGAAGTCCTCAATTCCTATAGTTGCTGTACTTCCATAGACTCCTATAATCAGTCCCTTGTTGGCAGTATCCATCTCAGCAATGGTGTCATAGTCATTGGATAATGCATAGGCTGCTACGAACCCCGTGGCATCTCCTGACCCTACATGGACAGTTACTAGGTGCTCGAAGTTACCAAAGTGATTAGCCCCATGACTCTTTCTTACATGGGATACAGCAGCACGCTGCATCGTAGTAACGTCACTCTTAGTAGCTGTGACTGTAATGTCACCAGCAGAGTCTAACTCGGTATAGGTTGTGAGGTTCTCAACTGCCACGTAAAATCACCTTCTTAGGCAGTCCCTCTAAGTCCAAAATGAACTCATTGAGGTGTGACCTAGCGACTGCTTTCAATTCCAACTTATCATCAAGTACCTGCCGGTGTCTTGGCTCAAACCAGTCATCCTTCCAGTCTCCCAACTCCTGCTGAGTTATTTCACCGTTACGGAACCTGTCATTCTGCTTGTTATGCTCCAATCTCAGATGTTCATAGACAATCTCTGTGTAGGCAAGTTTCTGTGCATTCTCTTTGAGATTGTTAGAATACTCATTAGGCTTAGGATAAGTTAGTTGTGTCATGCTATCTTCACCCTATAGCAATTACGAGGCTCCGAATGTGACTGTCCAAGTTATCTGTAGGGTATCTCCAGCAGCTTTATTAACTGCACTAAAATCATCGTAATAATTCATTGATGTATTATTACTAGCTAAAAATATTCCTGCTTCAGTTATAGCCCCTGTACCATCACCAGCAGCCCAGTCTCCTATATAAACAACATCATTATCAGCTGCGCCTGCGCCTTGTGTAGTTGAAGTTAGAGCATTAATATCAAGAGCTACGGCTAATCCAGTTGAGGCTGAAGTTTGCCCACTGCCTGTCCCTACTGCCATAAATCCCAAAGCACCTTCCCCCTGGTCAGACATAGCATCAGCTACATGGGCATCACCCAATTCAGTTACCGTATTATGTGGGTAACTATCTCTAACTTCTTTCAGGTTCCCAAATTCGTCTCTTAATTCAAGATGCATCCTTCCCATAATCCCACAATGACTTTTGCTATCCACGTTCCCTCCTAATCAACTAATTCTCTGGTCTGTATTTCAAGGTGATGATATAATTCTGAAGGGTTACTAACCCCCACTATCTCAAAGTAATAGTTCCCCCATTTAATCCTGTCTTTATGCGATACACTCATAGGGTCACAAAAAACCTTATGTGTGTAAAAAGCTGTTTCCTTATCCTGCGCCATTCTTTCCTGAGTTGAAAGAGAGCTTATCCTGCCTCTGAATGAACCATAATCAGACCAACTTTCAACCACGCCACCTTGCCCGTCATCGGTAACAGTGAACGTTTGTAGAATTAAAGTCTGATTCAATAGCCCCGAACTTATACCCATTAAAATCTTAGCCTCTTATAATTATGAATATTCCCCAAGATACTCTCAACCATACCCTTCCCCAGTGAAGTCCCTGCTATCGTATAAGAGTAATCTCCTATTCTTTCAGTCTGTAATCCCTGTTTTGCTCTATTCTGGTAAAGTGCTACTGATAAATCTATGCAAGCCTGCCTTATATCTGAAGGATATTGATAGATGTAAAGTGAAGTGCTATTAGTATGTGTAGCTGCTGTAGTACCATTTACCCCACGTTCCACCGTTAGTGTAGTAGAACTAATTGAGTAAATATACATCTGCTCAGTATCTATTAAGATAAGCTGCCCAGCAGAGAGATTAGTTGCTGAAGTTACTGTGCAGGTTGTGGCTGTGGTACTAGTAATCGCAGCACTTAAAGTTGTATCTACAATATAAGGGGTAGCTGAAATACCATCTCCGTATCCCCATATACCTGCTACCTGAACACCCTTCTGATAGCCTGAAGCAAAGCTAGAATAATCCCCATTCTTATCTATTTCTATTCTGATTTTGGGATAGGTATTTAATGTATCCTCTAACCCTACTCCATAAAGGATATAATCTGTGGTGGCAAAGGTATTATCATAATCATAATCATTATCTTCGTCTGTCTTTAAGCCACTACTATCAATAGATAGTAAGTCTGGTACGTAAAGAATAAAAGCCCCATCAAATATTTTAGTAGCTGTTTGGGTTACGAATATCCTATTACAATAACTATCAATAGACCTACTAGCAGCTTCAAGAACTTTACGCATTACTGTATCATCAGTAGTCGATGTGATTCCGAGTATTCCTTTTAAGTCAGCTATCGAAGCATAGCATCCAAACATTACTTACCTCTTATCATTTGCCAGCTATTATGTCCTGTTTTAAGTTTATGCTCATTGGCTTCTCGGGAAGTATATCTTTTATCATCTTTGCAGATATTGCACTTAAAGTTTGCTTCCATGCCAAACCCGCCCACAAATTGGGCAACCCCTTTCGCCCTTTGAGTTTTCATTTAGAGGCCAAGCATCATAAGGGCACATGTTATTTTCTAAGTCCTCATCCACGAGGTGCCTAGCTTCGTTTTCTTTGTTCCAATCAATTATGTTCTTTAACTGCTCGAAGCTCATAATGTAAAACCTATTTTAATTCTATAATCTCTTTCAGGTATCATCAATATCTCCTTTACGCTCCTACTAAGGCTCGTTCCTGTCTGTAGTGTGATTGTACTTCTGATAAGGGGAGAGCACGGCTATAGATACGTACTAAAGTAAGATAGCCTTGAAAATACCTGATTGCTTGGTCAAGGGCAAATACAGCGAGGGTCATTTTCTGATTCGTTGGTGTCCATTCACCTGTGTAGACATTTGTACCCTCTGAAGCTCCATTAACATATATTACCATTCCTGCTGCGCCCCAAGTTCCCACGACATGATACCAAGTATCTACTAAAGGGGTTGTTGTGGAGTATGCTGAGTTTTCCCCAGCCCCAGCAGCTATAGAAAACTGTATCTTACCTAAATTACCATCAGCGTGCCCTCGAACGTGCCCAACAAGGGATTCAGGACATCACCTACTTCAGATTCGATTGACATCAGATAACCTGACCTGCTCCAACTTCATATCGTTCAACTATTGTGCACTCCTCACCGATACGGTGACCACACCTCTCTACCGAGATGAAGCCACGCTCCTCATTGCTCTCTCCCTCATGTATAACGACTCCATGCTGGAGGAAGGGGGTTAGGGCATCCCTGATAGCCCCTGCATGACCAGCCGCAGCAGGCGGCAAGGCAATATCCATTCTGATACGGAAGTCTCTATTGTCTGCCATATTCATACTCCAAAAAGATGGCGTTCTTGGTTATAATTTCCAGCAACTTCGGTTGCTGTCCACCCACGACCAACATCATATACAGTTAACCCTATCCTACAGATACAAGACCAACCCCACGACGTCCCTCCTATGCGCAGAATAGTCGCATTAAGAGCATTTACTGCCGACAGGTCTAATGTAGGGTCATGTTCCACTGCGTCAAGGTACAGATACGCAAACCCCCCACGTCTTGTAGCTATTGCGTGATGCCAAACATTTGTCGTTATGACAGTGGGATGCTCAAAATGCGCACCACCAGTGTATTCTAAACTTAGTTTACCTGTGTTTAAGACATCAAATGTAAACCAGTCAGCAGTAGACCTATGCGCTAATAGGAACTGATGTGCATTGGCGTAGCTAACAAAGTTAACCCACATCTTGTAAGTGAAGTCTTGCGTCCCCATCATCAAAGATGCGTCATTTGCTACATTTACTTCATCATCTCCGTCAAAGTTTTGAACCCACGTGCCTTTACTTGTTCTAACCCAAAGGCAGCCAGTTATTGCGCCATCATTCCCCTGCCCACTCCTGTCTCTGATAACTGCGCTCTGTGGGTCATCCTGCCCTGGTGTCCAAAGTACACAATTAGCATCAGGTTGAAACTTTATGGCACGAGCAACCCCACCACCAATACTTAAATGTCTAGTCCCAGATATTGGCATAATCTACCTCTAATACTGTTCGCAGACTAACTTAATTGTCATATCATTAGTAGCCGTATTAGTAAATACATCTCTAGTAACCAGAATCCCATATAAGGCATCATCTGCTGA